TCACCGATCCAAGGCCGGCGCAGCGCTTGTCTGTAACTGTTCCACCAGCGGCGAAGGCTCCACGTGAATCAGCACATCCGCCACCCACAATAAATTCTCTTTAATCGCAAACCGCACCTGTGTTGCAATCTCATGCGATTCGCGCACCGTCAGCGCCGGATCCACCTCCAAATGAAGATCTACGTGATAACGCAAACCCGTCCGCCGCGCGTAACACTTCTCAATCCCCATAGTGCCTGGCACGCGCAGGGCCGTGCGCCGGATATCGGCTAGCTTTTCCGATTCCGGCATCGTGTCCAGAAGATTGTCTATGGTGCGCCTGACTACCTGAACCGAAAGCGTGATAACAATTATTCCAATTGCGATGCCGCCTAGCTGGTCGGCATTACCGAACCGCTGCGGATCAAGCAGGGAGACGCCCACCGCCAGCAGCGCAATGCAAGTGGAAAGCAGATCTGTCATATCGTGCCAGGCATCGGCTTCGAGCGATGTACTGAGGATGCTGCGGCCCACGCGAAACTTGAGCGTGGCCAAAACAATTTTCAAAACCACAGCGGCGAACAATGGATAAAGCGCATAGAAGGGCAGATAGCTATGCCGGTGCGCGGACGTGAGGCCATGCCAGAAGATGCCGGCGCCCGCCAGCAGAAGAATGCCTCCCACCGCCAAACCAGCCAGCGTTTCATAGCGGCCGTGGCCGTAAGGATGCTCCTTGTCGGCCGGTTTGCTGGCCAGCCATAGACCGAAATAAACGATGGCCGAAGAGAGCACATCGCCGGTACTTTCCAAGCCATCCGATAACACGGAGGCGGAGCCCGATCGCAAGCCGACGAAAATCTTCACGGCCGACAAAACAATGCCCACTGAGACGCTGAGCAAGGCGAGGCGGCGGCCCATCAGCGCTTCTTTCTCGAGCGTATGATCGCTCGCCTTGGCTGGCATACGCCTTGAGGATACCGCGACTGCTGGCCGCCACTGAGGAAACGAAATCGCCAGGCCATTCCGCGGGGCGATTGGAACCGCCACCGTTTTGCACGTCTTCCTCAGCAGGCCCCCGCAGAACAAACGCTGCAGATCCCGCACTAATTCCCCGCCTCAGCCCCACCCATCTTTGTCAATGAGCTTTCTCATTCACAAAAACGTCAAAAACTTTTTCTCGCTTAGAATCAGCAGCTTAACTTTAAAAAACCCGGCGCGCTCAAAGGCCCGCAAGCTAACTTCATAGGCGGATGAAGAACTTGCGGAGAGGAAATTCGTTCGGAGTGTTGGCGTCATCAATTATTGTGGGCAGCTGTTGGCCCATCACGCTCCTGCCGTCCCAAAGCAAGTTCCAAGGTTCACCCAACAGATTTAAGGGCTTTTCGGGTCCGGTTGGTTCCGGCAAGAGCGCGGCTCTCTGCGCGGAGGTGATTCGGAGAGCGTACCTCAATCAAGGGCGGCAAGGCATGCTGGCGGCTCCAACGTTCGCCATGTTAAGAGATGCGTCACTGGTGACACTAGTGCGCATGTTGGGGGAAGAGGAGATTGAGTTCGAGCACAAGAAAACGGATGGCGAGTTAACCATATCGAGCACAGAGAGCTTGATATTGCTGCGGTCTCTGGATGAACCGGAGCGGTTGCGGGGCACCAACCTCGCATGGTTCGGAATCGACGAATTGTCGTATGCGAGCGAAGATGCGTGGCTACGGCTGGAAGCGAGATTGCGAGACCCGAAGGCCAGCGCGCTGTGCGGGTTTGCGGTGTGGACGCCGCAAGGACATGACTGGATATATAACCGCTTCATTCATAAACCGGTCGCCGGTTATGGGTGCGTGCGCGCGCAGGCATTTGAGAACAGGTTTCTGCTGGAAAAGACGCCTGATTACTACCAACGGCTGGAGAGCAGCTACGATCCGAGGTTCTATCAGCAGGAAGTGTTGGGAGAGTACGTCAATAGCCGCCGCGACCGGGTTTATCACTGCTTTAATGCGGCGGTGCATGTAACGAAGCAGACCTACGAACCGCATTCCACGCTGATGTGGGCGCTGGATTTCAATGTGGCGCCGATGAGTTCGGTAATTTTGCAAAGACAGGGAGAAAAGCTTGTGGTGATTGACGAGATAGTTCTGCAGCGCGCCACAACGGCGGAGGCCTGTATGGAGTTTGAAAACCGATTCAAGGGTCACGCGGGGTTGCTGGAGATTTTTGGAGACGCGAGCGGGCGGAATATGCATACTACAGGAACTACCGATTACACGACGCTGCAGACGTTTCTCTACCGCGCCGGCTTCCGCAACGTTCGGGTGCGGGTTCCAACCGTCAATCCGCCCGTTCTTGACCGCGTGCGAAAGGTGAACGCGCTGCTGACGAACGCCTTGGGCGAAGTTCGGTTGGAACTGGACTCCAAGTGCCGCGAATTGATCAAAGATTTGGAAGAAGTGCTGTTCAAACCCGATTCCGGAGTGATTGATAAGGCCAGCGACGCGGCACGCACCCATGCCTCCGACGCACTGGGTTATGCGATTTGGGAGTTATTCGGAGATAAGCCGAGAGCGGGTGAGAAAAGGGAGCGTCTTCTGTGAAGCGTGGAGTGAAATCAAATGATGCAAATTGACCGGGAGCACCCGAGCCTAAAACACAATCGTCATATTTGGCGCATGTATCGTGACTTATATGCCGGCGGCCACGAGTTCAAGTCTCATGCAGGACTGTATCTCAAGCAGCGCCAAAAAGAGGCCAACGATGTCTACTTCGAGCGTCTGGACAGGGCTTTTTATGAAAATTATATCGGCTCCATAGTGGACTGGTATTCGGCAACCTTGTTCCGCCGTGAACCGAGCGTGCAGTTTCAAGGCGGTCTGGAGTCGGGACAGACTTTCTTTACCGGCTTTATGGATGACTGCGACCTGCGCGGCACCACCCTATCGGCATTCTTTCGGCGGTGCTTCACGGACGCATTAGTGACAGGCCAAAGCCATATTCTGATTGATTTTCCGCGGCTGGACATTTCGGCCAGGAACCGGGCGGAAGAAGATTCCGCTGGGCTTTCGCGTGCGTTCCTGATTCGCTATGACGCCGAAGACCTTATCAATTGGAGTTGCGACGAACGGGGAGACTACGAATGGGTTGTGCTGCGCACCATCCTGGAGCGGCAGCTAAGTGTGGATTCCCCGGCAAGTGTCAAGGAAACATTCTGGACGTACTACGACAAGACGCAATTCCGACAATATAAGCAGGTCCAAGGAGCAGAGGGTCCGGCGCCTGTAGAGCTGGTGTGCAGCGGACCGCACGCCATGGCCGGGCAGATGCGTGTGCCGTTGGTAACGCTGAAGATGAGCGACGGATTATGGCTGCTGAATAAGGCGGCGCATCTGCAGTTGGAACACTTCAACAAGTCTAATGCGCTGGGCTGGGCCATCACTATGGGTTTATTTGCCATGCCGGTGATTTACTCGGACCGGGAGTGGAATCAGATTGTTGGAGAAAGCTATTACATCCAACTTGGACCGGGCGATAAGTTTGGCTGGACGGAGCCAGACGGCAAGGTATATCAGATAGCTTCGTCGAATCTGGAGACATTGAAGGAAGAAATCTACCGGGTATGTTACCTCTCGCAAGTTTCAGGAGAAGGGGTCTCAGGCCACGCGCAATCGGCCATGTCCATGCAGATTGAATTTACGGTAACGCAGGAAGTATTGCGGGCATTTGGCGCAATAGTGAAGGACTGCATCCGGAAGGTTCTGTCCAGCATTAGCCAAGCGCGGCAGGATGAAGTGCAGATTTATGTCTCCGGTATGGATGAGCTGGACATAACGGATTTCGGCACAGAACTGGACCAGGCCACCAAGCTGCTGCAATTGGATATCGGGTCGCCGCTGCTGAAACGGCAGATCTATCAGCGGCTGGCAATGAAGTATCTGAACGATGCCCGGCAGGAGACGAAAGACCAGATTGCCCGCGAGATAGAAGCGGCCACCAAATAAGGAAAAGAGGAAAAGATGTCAGAACAGAAGCCAATGGAAAATGAACCGGCTGCGACGCCGGACGTAAAAGAGATTGTACGCCAGGCCATTCAGGAATTTGTGCAGTTTGAACAGCGCAAGGCGGAGCCGGCCTACAAGGCGGAACTGCAGGACGAGCGGAAGCGGCGAGAAAGTCTGGAGGCGCGGATGAATCAACTGGTGGAAGAGAACCGGAAATCACGCGCCATGGCCGAAGAGGCGGACAGAAACTCGCAGATACGCACGGAGTTACAGCGCATGGGCATAGCCAAGCTGGATCTGGCTTTTCGCGCGGTGAAAGATGACATTGTGCGGTCTGAAGACGGACGTTTACAAACGCGCGGGGCGGAAGCAAAGTCACTCCAGGAGTATCTGACGCAGTTTGTCCAGGAGAATCCGGAGTTGCTGCCTGCCCGCATTGCCGGAGGAAGCGGCGCCAAGGCTCCCGTCAGAAACAACACGGTTGAAGCAGCGGGCGCGGTAGATATCAACAAGATTAAACCCGGAATGAACAAAGAAGATCTCGATCAGGTACGCCAGGAGATTGCCCGTCTTGCGTCGCAAGCGTTGAGGGGTGTCTAGCAGAGCTAGAAGAAGAGAAGCCGGGCGGCGCTTGCTAACGCGCACGGTTCAGTTAAAACGCAGGTTGACTGATCTACCTGCATCGAGATGAAAGCGGCGTTTTGGCGCCGCTATTTTTTTTAGGAGACTTATGTCGATAATTACATCCGCTAATTTAGCGAACGCTATCGTCAAGCTGGTGGCCGCGGACGCGCTACCGGCCTTGATGGGCAACCTGGTCATGGGGAACTTGGTGAACCGTGATTATGAACCCGTTTTAGCCAATTCGGGAGACACGGTTAATGTGCCGATTCCGCCTGTGCTGGTAGCAAATAACATTGCTGAGGGCGGCACCGTGCAGCCTCAGAATCCGAATTTGGGAAATGCGCAGATTGTGCTGAATACGCATGCTGAAGCCACTTTCCAGATTCCAGATGTGACTAAGGCGCTGGCATTTCCAGAGCTGCTGAAGGCTTACATGCAGCCGGCAGTGGTGGCAATTGCATCGCGTGTTGAACATGACCTGCTCAACCTGTATGGACAGTTTACTGCCAATACACCGCTGGGCACGGCGGGCACACCGATCACCGAAGCGGTGATTGATTCGGCGGAAACCGCGCTGTTTACGGCGATGGTGCCGCCGAGCTCGCCGAAGTACCTGGTGGTTGATTCCAACAGCTATTCGGCCATTCGCCAGATTCCGCGATTCAGCGAGTATTACTCGGCTGGAGAAGCGGGTCTGCGCGCCCTTGTGGAAGGCAACGTCGGAAAGATGAAGGACTTCTTTATCTTCCGCTCGCAGTTTGTTCCGGTCACCGGCGCGGCTAGCCCGAACACACATAACCTGGCGTTTACCCGGGATGCTATTGGGCTGGTGGTTCGCCGCCTGCCGCAACCTCTGCCCGGAACCGGCGCGGTGGCCGAATATGCCGAGATGGGTAACTTCGGTATCCGAGTTGTGATGAGCTATCAGCCCAATACGCTGGCTCAGCAGTTCACGGTTGACGTGCTGTACGGTTGCGGCGTGTTGCGCAACAACTTCGCAGTCCAGATCAACAGCTAACACGGTGGTCTAAAAGTAACTAACGCGGGGAGCTGCTAAAGCGGCTCCCCTTTTCATTAAAGGAGAAGCAGTGTGGACGTCAGACAATATTTTCGCAAGTTAAGAGAGATAGAGGCAGCCCTGACTGAGCCTTTTCCGCTTGTTACAAGCCTGGAGAATGCCGACGGCGGGAAACCGGGCGTGGTTTCGGAGGTAAGCCGCGAACTTGCCGCGAAATTACTGGTGGAAGGCAGAGTTGTACTGTCAACCGAGGCCGAAGCGGCTGAGTTTTGGGCGCGCCAGGTGGCACAGAAGCTAGCCATTCAGAAAGCAGACCTCGCGAGCCGACTGCAGGTGACCATTGTTTCCGATCCCGAGACCGGAGAGTATAGCAGCAAGAAGGTCGAAAGAAAGTAAACGCCAATGGCACTCTTCACTGACGATAGCGTGATTACGCTTGACGATCTTTTGGGCTACGAAGGCACGCTGGTGCAGACGGCCTCAAGCCACGGCATTAACGTGGATACGAAAATCTCGCTGGCTACCAGCGCCGTTAGTGACAGGGTGCTGCTTTGGCTATTGAGTATGGGTATGTCGGACCCGCAGCATCTATACAGGCGGACTCTGGGCCTGAGTACGGTGGTGGTTTTGCCGGCACTGCGCCGGTGGCTTATGTTTGAATCGCTGACTCGTGTGTTTGCGGAAGCCTATAACCTGCAACTGAACACGCGTTTTCAGGGCAAGCTGACCGAGTATCAGAATGAGGCCTCGGCTGCGTCGGAGACGGCCTTTCAGGCGGGAATCGGCATTGTCTACAACCCGCTTCCCAAGCCCGCGCTGCCGCTGGTGTCGGTGCAAAGCGGCACCAGTCCCGCATGTGCGTTTTTCGTGCAGACCACCTGGGTCAATGCGCTGGGCGCGGAGAGCGCGCTGAGCCCGGTGAATGGCGTGGTGGTGCCCGACAGTTCGTCTATCTCGGTTGGGATGGCGGAAGGAACGATGAATACGCCTGCGACGGCGGTTGGCTGGAATATTTATGTCGGCGTGGATGAAACGCAGGCCACCATGCAGAACAGCACGCCGCTGCCGGTGGGTGCGACGTGGGATTTGCCCTCGACCGGAATTATTGCAGGCATGCTGCCGGTAGACGGGCAGCCACCCGACTATTACATCCAGACGTCGAAACAGATTTTACGGGGTTAGAATGCTTCCCTTAACTTTACTCGCAGCATCGAAGGTGTCATCCCTTCTCACGGACAACAATGCATTGCAGCAGGCGGTGTCGGCCTTAGGCAGCCTTTATGGGGTCACATTGCCGGCCATTGCGGCCAGCGATATCGTGGTGAGCTCTCTGGGCCAGGACCTTGCCGACCAGAATGCGCAGCTCAGTTATCCCAGAGTTTGCAGCTATACGACGCAAGTGAAGAACACGCAGAGCATGAAGTTCCGTTCTTTCTCGGGCACGGCCTTGGTGGCCTCCGATATCTGGTTCAGCGCGGACCTGCTTGCGGATACCGGCACGGGCCTGCACTACTATCTGGAAGCCGTTACTGCCATTTTGCGGGCGAATGTGGGTGATTGGGGGGATGGCTTTTATTTTTCGGGCATTTATGATTCCCAACTGCAAGCGCCGAAGCCCGGCGGATTTGGGTTTTTAGAAATGGCCCGCGTTACCTGTTCATTGGATGTGAACTTCAACTAGGAAGAGAGGCTAAGTGGCGAACTATATCTCATCAAACGCGAACCGTTTCTACACGGCCATTGAAACGAATTTCGGGACGGCCGCGGCCATTGACGCAACTAACCGCATGCCGGCCGTGCAGTTACAGGCGCACCAGGCCTCGCAAATCTCACGGAGGCAGGATAAGACGGGTACGCGGACCTATCTGGGTGAACCGGCGAATCCCAGGCGCAATACGGCGTTTGAGGTGAAGACTTATCTTTCGTCATGGGAAGGCTTTGGATCGCCTGGGTATGGGCCGTTGTTCCAATCGGCGCTTGGCGGCGTGCCACAGGTTTGCACTCAGCTTACCGTGGAGTCGGTTCCCGGAGCGATGCAGTTGCAAACAACAGTTCCTCACCAATTGAACGTGGGATCGGCGGTTTCCGTTGGGACAGAGATACGGTTCGTCACGTATGTCAATGATCCGCAGACGATTTCCTTTAACGCACCTTTCTCTGTGCTGCCGGTGGCGGGAGCACTGCTGGCGCCTACAGTCAGCTTTGGTCTTGCTACGAGCCTTCCGAGTTGTACGCTTTATGACTACTGGGACCCAACTACGGCGGTGAGCCGGGTGGTGGCGGGCGCCACGGTGGATTCGCTGGATATCAGTTTGAACGGCGACTTTCATGAGTTCGCTTTCGCCGGGCTGGCGGCGGACCTGCTGGATTCAGCCAGTTTTCAGAGCGGTGAGGGGGGAGTGAACACTTTTCCCACAGAACCTGCCATTGGGGCGTTTGATTACTCGATTGTGGCGGGACATCTGGGAGAAGCATGGATAGGTTCAGCACCGAACCAGTTTTTCACGCTGACGGCGGCGGACGTAAAGCTGAAGAATAACCTGCAGCCGAGAAATCAGGAGTTCGGCGCTATTTATCCGAGATCAATGGCGGCAGGCGCGCGCCAGGTGTTAGCGAATTTCTCACTTTTCGCGCAAGATGACACCCAGACGGAGGCGCTGTACACGGCAGCCAAGCTGAGAACAGCGGTGGCCATGATGTTGCAGCTTGGTCAGCAGCAGGGGCAGATTATGGGCGTTTATCTACCGTCGATTGTGCCTGAGATTCCGATGTACGACGACCGAGAGACGCGACTGATTTGGGAGTTTAGCGGGAACGTGGCGAAAGGATTGAACAATGATGAACTTTTTATCGCTTTTGCGTAGCGCGACACAGTATGAAAGCCAGAGAAGGTATGAGAGTCAGTCGGTTCCGGGAGTTCGCTTCGCGGTTCGGAAAGCTTCGCTGGGGCAGAGGATTGAGCTAATCAAAGCGATGCGGGAGCTGACCTTGCAGCATGAGTTTCTGAAGGCCGGCGACAGTTCAGATCAATTGGAAGCTTCGCTGGGGGACTTGCTGGTTCGGAAGTTGTATCTGGATTGGGGATTACAGGAACTTAGCGGCCTGGTGATTGATGGGGAGGCGGCTGACAAGGAAGTTCTGATCGCTAAGGGGCCGGAGGCGCTGGTGGAGGAGATAGCGGCGGCTATACAAGCCGAGATTGAGTTATCGGGGGAAGAAAGAAAAAACTCTTAATCGCATTCCATTTTCAGTTCTCCGCACCAGCCGCGTGGAGATGCGATACGTGCCGGGCAAGCGGCTTGGTGAAGGTAAGGAATTGCGCGCTGGAAGGCGCGACGGGAGAAAACTCACGGCCCGTGTGGGCCAGAGGGCCGATTGTGTCGAGGCAGTGTCCGAAATCGGTTATTAGCAGCGCGAGCCTTTACTGGCTGGAGAAGTTTCGCTGGTGGAAGCTGACCGGGAGCGGCCCTCTTTGGGAGATGGACGCAAAGTGCGCGGATGCGCTGTTGTTGTTGAACGAAGAATGGCAGAAGGAGATGGAGAATGGCAAATTCTAAGAAAAATCTATTTGGCGCGCCGACTAAGGCGCCCACCGCCAAAACCACAACACCGGCAACGCCCAAGGTTACCAGCAACACGGCGGTAAAGACGCTGAGCGCCAGCAGTGCTGCGAAGGTAACACCTATCAATTTCGGCAGTTTCCGCTCAAAAGCCGCCACCTCCACGGGCGGAATGCAATGGAGCAGCCTGCTGCAAGCCGCGACCTCCGGCCAAGGGCTGGCAGGAGCCTTCGGAGGTGGATTGAGTGCGCTGACAGGGCTAGGCGGGATTGTAACCGGCATCCTGAGTCTTTTTGGGGGAAAGAGCACTCCGGCGGCGCCCGTTCAATTTACGCTGCCGCAATCACAGCAGAGCACGTTGTCACTGCATCAACAACCGGTGTCGGTGGGGCTGGGTTCCATAGGCACAAGTTCCGGCAGCACGCCATTGACCGTCGCCTACCAGCCGAGCGCTGTACCAGCCGCTAATTCACAGGTGGTGCAAGTGGTGAAAAACGCATTGCTGAATTCAAGCTCGCTAAACGATGTGATTGCGGATATCTAAATGGCTACTTTCCCATTACTCAGTTCAGGCGCGGTGGCGCAATATCCACTTCCGCTTACCTATCAAGGCGCCACGCAGGTGATTCCGTTTATAGACGGGTTAGACCAGCGCTTTTGCCGGCAGGCCGGGGCGCTGCGCGCCTGGAACGTGAAATTGTCGCTGCTGAACGAAACAGAAACGCAGCAGGTAGAGGTGTTTTTTCAAACTCTGGATGGCCAGTATTCCACTTTCGACTTTCCTGATCCCTATAGCGGATTCACGGTGCCGAATTGCCGGCTGGGCGCGGCGGACCTGGTGACTACTTACACCGACGTCGAGATTGCGTCGACATCTTTTTGGGTAATTGAGACAAATGGCTAACCTATTTTTCCCCCAGCTTTCCAGCGGCGCGATGGTGCAATACCCAATTCGCAAAACCCGGCACAGGCGGACCATATTAAACACGCTGGCCGATGGCAGCATTATCGCCGCGCCCGATTCGTATAGCGGGCATCTGCAGTGGGAATTGGTCTATCAGGATTTGTCGGCCGCTGATGGCGCACTGCTGGAAGGTCACTTCGCGAACTGCTTTGGACCGTGGCTGCCGTTTGTGTTTATTGATCCGACGGCCAACATGCTGAGCAACAGTACTGATTTTAGGATTGGAAGCTGGCAGGTGGGTCCGTCGGTAGCGGTGCAGGCGGGCGCGGCTGATCCATTTGGCGGCAATACGGCGTTCACGGTGACCAATGCGGGTCAAACGACGCAGGAGATCAGCCAGACGCTGGCAGTTCCCGCCTGGTACCAGTATTGTTTCTCCGTATATGCCGCCTCTGCAACGCCCTCGCAAGTGGAATTGATCCGGCGCGCTGATGCAAGCCAGAGCGTGACAGTAAACACGAATACCGCGTGGGCGAGGCAGGTGAGTTCGGGTCAGTTATCAGGCTCAACACAGACCACGTTTACGGTGGCAATCAGCCTGGCCGCGGGACAGCAATTGATGTTGTGCGCTCCGCAACTGGAACCGCAGATTGCGCCCTCTACTTATAGCCCAACGGCGGGCAGCGGCGGTGTCTATCCGAACGCGCATTGGGCCATGAACAACCTAACGATCACTGCCGATTCGCCTTCGCAGTTCAATACTACTTGCATCATTGATACCAACACCAGCACATAGAAGAAACCATGGGAACCATAAATCAGGCAAAGCAGTTGGCCTCCACTGACACGCCTCTACTTTTTTTCACCTGCGTTCTGCCTACCGGGGACGTGGAATATTGGTGCTCGCATCAGATTTCGATGGCGGGCCAGCAGTATTCGGCGCGAGTGCTGAAGCATAATTTGTTTGATTTACAGTTGTCGGCCGATGATGCGATGGATGGCATCTCGCAGTTGTCGATGGTACTGGCGAATGCCGACTCGTATATGTCGGAGTTGAACGCTTCCACGGGCTTCAAAGGCGCGCAATTAACAGTTTCGTTTGCCTTTGTGAATCTGGCAAGCGGCACGGTCAGCACGGAAAGCGCCGTGCTATTCAACGGGACAGCCGGCGACCCGGAAGAGATTACCGAAGACTCGCTGACACTCAGCTTCACCAACAAATTGAACTTGCAGAGGCTGCCGATCCCCGATGTACGTATTCAACGGTCATGCCCGTGGAATTTCCCGGCCACGCCTGCCCAGCGGACGGAAGCCTCCACCGGCGGAAGCAAGGGCCGTTTCTCGCGCTTTTATCGCTGCGGTTACTCAGCCGACGTGCCGGGCGGTGTGGGCAACCTGAACGGCGGCCAGGCATATACCAGTTGCGATAAATCTCGCGCGCAGTGTACAGCCCGAGGTATGTTCAACTCCGACAATAACGGCAACATCACCAGCCGCTTCGGCGGATTTGAGTTTGTGCCCACGGCTTACCTGGTGCGCACCGCCGGGGACAAGACGAGTCACCTGTCATCCGTGATAGATAGCACAGCGAAATATAACGATCCGGTACCGATGGTTTATGGCACCGGCTGGCTGCGGGCGCCGCTGATCTTTTCGCGCAACGACGGAAACCTGACTCACATGGAAGTGCTGGTGGGGCTTGGAACAATTAACGGCATCCTCAAGGTGGTGGTGAATGACGTGGAGATTCCGCTGGCGGTGGCTTCCACTGATCTATCGGCAACGGGATGGTACAGCCTCATCTGCAATGGGACCAGGAACGGCAGCTTCAATCTTGATTTTGTGGATTCGTCGGGCAATCCGCAAGGGGATCCGCATGGCAGCATGGCGGTTCTATCGGTGGTTGTGCCGAATCAGATCAGCACTGGAACTTCGGCCCCCAATGTGCAGGTGCTGGTGAATGGCATCCAGGTGGACACTTATAATCCGGATGGATCAGTGCAAGTTTCCAACGTCAGCAATAATCCGGTCTGGGTAATTCTCGATATCTTGCAGCGTTCTGGCTGGTCGCCCTCGGAATTGAATATTCCATCACTGGCAGCGGCGGCCAACTATTGCCAACAGCTGATTTCCACTACAGATTTAAATGGGAACCCGCTATTGGTCAGCCGTTACGGATGCAATCTGGTCATAACTAAACGGCAGAGTGCCGCCAGCGTGATTCGCGGCATCCGGGTAGCTTCCAGCTTGATGATTCGCTATGGGACAACGGGATTGTTGGAGTTGCTTTCCGAGAGTGCGCTGGCGTCACAGCAGCCCGCGCTGCCTGATGGATCAAACAGTACGGAGCAGTTGAATGGCGGATGGCCGGCTTATGAGTTTAGTGATGGATCAGGGCAGTTTTCCGGTATCGTGCGAACCGCGAAAGGCGCCTCCAGCGTGGTGCTTACCTCCAGGAGCATTGCCGAGACATCAAACCGGCTAAGCGTGGAATTTCAGGATGAATCGAATGAGTATCAGCAGGATAGCCTCTCGGTAGTGGACTCCGACGACTCGGATCTGATCGGATTTGAGGTTAGCAGCCAGTCGACCGCTCTGGGAATTACTAATTTCAGCCAGGCAACACGGGTGTTGCTGCGGCAGTTGAACAAACTGATTAGCGGCAACCTTTATGTGCAGTTTCAGACCAGTTTTCGGGCTTTAAAAGTGAGGCCCGGTGACATTATCACGCTTACTTATCTGAAGGAAGGCTTTATACGCCAGCCATTCCGGGTGCAGAAGTTATCGCCTTCTCTGAACTATGAGTTAGTAACAGTGCTGGCACAGATTCACCAGGATGAGTGGTATGGAGATAATGCCACTTTGCTTGGGGGCGCCGGGCGGCAGCCTTCTTCCGCGGTTGGCGTGCCGCTGCCGCTGATCGGCACGGTTCCGCATTATGACCATAACAATAATCTGGAGTTCTTTGATTTCGGCATCTCCGATAGCTTGAATCAGCAGAAAGATGGTTCTGCGCTGGACAGTATTTCCGTGGCATTTACGGTTCCATTGCGGCCGACGGCTAACTCAATGTATCTGCCGCTGGTGAGTCTGTCGCCGCAGTATGCAAATAGCGGCGGAACCATTGCGAGCGGCACGCAGGCTTATTATGCGGTGTCGGCGAGCGATGCGAATGGCGCGCCTAGTCCGTTATCGTTTACCATTCCGGCGATTGTTCCGGCTAGCGGCACATCCACCAATACGGTTACGCTGACGGGCCTCAGTTTTCCGACGAACGCGGTTACGTTTAGCGTTTACCGGGGTTCTACGCCGCAACAACTGTATTCTATTGCGTCAAACCAGACGGTGACGTCGTCTCCGTGTTCGTTCACGGATACAGGCTTATTGCAGGAGCCGCTGGGGCCGCCGGATGCGAATTTTGACCATGCGAATTTTTATTACCGGTATGAGTATGCGGGTCCTTTTCCGTGTGACACTTTTTCGGCTACGACCATCGGCTGGTCAAATATGGGCTCGGTGCCGGGTGCTTATCTTGGTTTAGTTGCGAGAATTACGGAGGGAACGGGACGCGGGCAGGAACGTTCTATTCTTTCGAATGACGCTACGACGCTGACGGTGAATCCGGCTTGGTCTACGTTGCCGGGAACCGACAGCACGTTTGTGATTGCAGAGGCTTCGTGGCAACTGGCGGCGGTTTCTACGTATAGTCCGGCTAAGTTCGACATTCCGTATGAGGCGGGAACGGTGATTGAAATTACCGGCCGCGCGGCCAATGTGAATAATCAGGAGAGTAATCCCGACCTTGCGCCGTTGACACGTTGGACGCTGGGCGCCAGCACGTCGGATGCAGGGTTGCCTGGACGTATCTCTTGCACTCTCGGCGCGCCCGGCGGTGGCGAACTGCAGGTATCCGCAGTGGAATTTGTAGACCAAATAAACGTGGAGACGGTAAGCAGCGCGACCATTCAGTTGTTCTACTGGAACGAACTGGATACGCCCAGCAATTACTCGCTCGCACAGACCGTGGCCATCACTGACGGTACTATCACACTCGTGGTACCGGCCAGTCCGGCGTACGCATATGTTGGCCAGATCGTACAGGTTGGCGACGAGTTGATGAGCGTAGTTACCGTCAACCAGGCTACTAATACTTATCAGGTGGCCAGAGGAGTGCTGGGTTCCCCGCAGCCGACAGAGCATGCGGCAGGGACCCTGGTGCTGCACCTGGATAGCACTGCCATGGTTCTGCCGTTCTCGGAAGGGTTTTTTGAAAATCGTGCATCCGTGAACTACATCCACACAATAAGCCTGCCCGATGTCAGAATTAGCGCCGCCGAATTTTATGCTACTAACTCGTTTGGCAATGGCCAGTCATACCAGATTTGTTACACCACGGATCAGGAACAGTACCGCACGCTCTCCGGCGGACAATATTCCATGCAGGTGAACGGCTATCTGGCTGCGCTGCAAAATGCCGCGCCTCCATTGTTAGTGCAAGCCCCGCATGCCGTTCGAGATATCCACCTCACTATGGGACAGGCTGCCACCGGGTATATGGTTCAGGCGGATCTCTTGCAAAATGGCTCCGAATATTGCCAAGTCATACTAAACGGCCCCGCAGGCGCGGATGTGGTGGATGGATTTAACCTGCCGCCGCTCCAAGAGAAATCGTTGTTAACCATGAACCTGACGCTGGTACCTATCTCGGAATACACGGGCGTGTTCAATCCCGGCCAAGATCTTACGCTAACGATACGGTTTTAG